TTTTAGTACAATCTACTGGTCCTTATTTTGCTTCTGTTGGAGATGGTGCAAATTCAACAACGTATAAATATGTTGCTAATTTTGGTCAAGACAGTTCATTTGCAGGAAACAAAACTGCACAAGGCAACACAGATGGAAATGGCATAGGTGACTTCTACTATGCACCACCATCAGGCTTTCTAGCATTATGTTCAGCTAACCTACCAGAACCAACCATAGGTCCTAATTCGGCTACGCAGAGTGATGATTATTTTAATACAGTGCTTTGGTCAGGCAATTCAAGTTCAGGCACAACTATTAGTGGTGTAGGGTTTAAACCAGATTGGTCTTGGATTAAAGCTAGAGAATCTCGTTCTCATGTTTTATTTGATTCCTCTCGTGGTGTAACTAAGTATATGTCTACTAATTCTACTGATGCAGAAGCTACTAATACTGAAGGACTACAAGCATTTGCTTCTGATGGAGTTACATTAGGGTCAGACAGTACTGTAAATCATTCTTCATACACATACGTTGCTTGGAACTGGAAAGCAAATGGTGGCACAACAACTACAAATGATGCAAGTGCAACAAGTATAGGCTCACAAGATAGTGTTTATCAAGCAAACACAGATGCAGGATTTAGCATTGTAACTTATACTGGTACTGGTTCAAATGATACTTTTGCTCATGGATTAGGTGTAGCACCAAATTGGATTATACATAAAAGAAGAGATTCTGCTCAGCATTGGGTTCATTATCATGTGGGAATTGGAAATACAAGGTCAGTCTTATTTAATACAGATGCACAAAATAGTGCTTCAGCAGTTAATTTTAATAATACATCACCTACATCAACTGTTTTTTCATTAGGCACAGATGCTTATGCAAATGCTAGTGGTGGTACTTATGTTGCTTATTGTTTTCATTCAGTAGAAGGCTACTCAAAGTTTGGCAGTTTTAGTGGAAATGATAATGCAGATGGTCCATTTGTATATACTGGATTTAGACCTGCATTTTTTATATTAAGAGACATAGCTAATGTAGGTTCTTGGGTTATATATGACAGTGTTAGAGATACTATTAATCCTGCTTATAAGAAATTAGATGCAAGGTCTACTGGTGCAGAAAGCACTAATTCAGGTCTTGGCAGAATAGATTTTTTATCAAATGGATTTAAAATTAGAGATAATAATAGTAACTCACATATGAATCAAGCAACAAGCAGTGCGTTTGTATACATGGCATTTGCCGAAGCACCATTTAAGTACAGTAATGCTCGGTGATTAATAGATAGGAGAAGATAGTGGCTTGGAAACACAATGGTAGAACCATACAAATAGGCAAAGCATGGGTAAGTGATGATAATACTAAATATCCTCGTCAATGGAATAATCTTACAGATGCAGAGAAGAAATCTGCTGGTTTAGTTTGGGAAGATGATCCTGCAGTAGAAAGTTTTGACGATAGATTTTATTGGGCAAAAGACGTTGAACGTAAACTTGCAGATGAAAATGCAGTTGATTTGGATGGCAATGCGATTAATGATCCTATGACTGGAAAACAAGCAGTTACATTGGGTCTTAAATCTATATGGGTAACAAGAACTAAATTAACTGCTAATGGTTTACTATCTAGTTCTGACTGGGAAATTACAAGAAAAACAGAAAAAGGAACTGCTATAGCTTCTGCAACAACTACATATAGAGATAAAGTTAGAACTGCTTGTGATACAATAGAAACAAAGATAAATAATTGTAGTAGTCTTGCAGACTTTATCAAGTTATTTGATGTTCCAAAAGATTCAGACGGCAATACTACTGGCAATGCACCTATTTATGATTTCCCTGATGAGGCTTAAAAATGGCTAAACCAACATTACAAGATGTTCATCTAAAACTTGAAAAACATTTAGCAGTTAGTGATGAAAGGTGGAAAGAAACTATACTTAGAATAAAACGTATGGAACATATTATGATTGGCACATCTGGTACTGCTATTGTTATGCTTATAGGTTTGTTGGTTAGGTAATGTATGACTGCTTTTATGTTAGCTTGTTATATGAATGGTGTTTTACAGGGAGCAATATATTTTAAATCTGTTAAGGATTGTACATTTTATTCAGAAAATTTAAGTGGGCAAACATTTGACACAGATATGGGAACTCAAGAATATGATTGTATGTGTAAGCTAGTTCCAAGTGTTAATCCAGATAAAGTAAGAGTATATTAATGACGCAAAAAAAATTACAGAAAGATTCGATATTAAACGAATATGATCTCGATGGCGATGATACGATTACAGATGATGAGCTTCAAAGAGCTAAGGAAATAAAAGAAACAGAAACTAAACTTAGAAAAAATTTAGCACAACTACGCATGGCTAGATATACATTAATTGGTATGGGAATATTTACAGTTGCTATGTTTTTAGTTCCAATTGATAGAGTAAATGCTTTGAGTGATATATCAAACTTGTTTTATATAAGTGGTGCTGGTATTGTAGGAACATATATGGGAACATCAGCATATATGCAAAAGAATGGAGTAAAATAATGTTACAAGCATTAATTGGTCCTGTTACAAATTTAGTTGGTAAATTTATAGAGGACAAAGACCAAAAAAATAAACTAGCTCACGAACTTGCAACAATGGCAGAGAATCATGCTCAAGAACTTGCAAAAGGTCAAATAGAAATAAACAAAGCAGAAGCTAGTCACAAATCAATATTCGTTGCAGGTTGGCGACCTTTTATTGGATGGACTTGCGGGATAGCTTTATGCTGGCATTTTGTATTGGCACCAATAACTGTATTCTTATGTGCATATTTAGGTATTATAATTCCAGAACTTCCTACATTTGATATGGGTTCGTTAATGACTGTGCTTATGGGGATGCTTGGTTTAGGTGGCTTAAGAACTTATGAGAAGCAGAAAGGTTTAACAAAATAACGCAGGATTTATTTAGGCATCTAAGAATACATACGAGGAAAAGAATGGATATAGAAATTTTAAAAAAAGAGCTTGCTGAAGATGAAGGTTGTAAAAAAGAAATATATTTAGATCATCTCGGATATAAAACATTTGGTATTGGTCATCTTGTTAGAGCTAAAGATCCAGAAAATGATATGGATGTAGGAACACCAGTTTCTGATCAGAGAGTGGCAGAGTGTTTTTCTGAAGATATCGATAAAGTTATAGAAGATTGCATTATATTATATGAGGACTTTTATACTTTACCAGATGAAGTACAATTAATTGTTGCTAACATGATGTTTAATTTAGGAAGACCAAGATTAACTAATTTTGTTCGTATGCGACAAGCTGTTAATAAACATGATTGGCAAGAAGCAGCAATACAAATGAAAGATAGTAAATGGTACAAGCAAGTTCCTAATAGAGCTGAAAGACTTTGTGAAAGAATGAGGAATGTCTCGTAATGCCTTTGCAACTTTTAAAATTTAAGCCAGGAATCGTAAAAGATATTACAGAATATTCTTCTGGTAAGAATGGTCCTTTTTACACTGATGGAAATTTAGTTAGATTTAGAAATGGATATCCAACAAAAATAGGTGGATGGCAACAAGAAACATATCAATTTAATGGCGATACATCAATACAAACAGTGACAGGAAAAGTAAAAAGAATACTTGCATGGAGAGCCAACAGTGATGGTTCAGACAGAATAGCAATAGGCACACACAATCATTTATATATTATAAAAGATAATTTATTTTATGACATTACACCTTTAAGAAAAACAACATCAAATTTAAGCAATCCATTAGTGGTAACAAGTGGAAATACATTAGTCACAGTAACAGACAATAGTCATGGAGCATCTACAGGTGATTTTATTGTAATTAATAGTGCAACTGCTACCGGTGGGATAACTGCTGATACATTTAATAGATTACAAGGTTATCAAATAACAAAAGTAGATGATAATTCTTATACATTTGTTGCTGGAAGTGCAGCTACTGGTAATGCAACAGGTGGGGGAACAACTATTGATATAGCATATTTGATAGGTAATGCTGAAAATATAGGTGCGCAAAGTTCTGATCCAGCACTTGGTTGGGGTGTTGGTAGTTGGGGTGAAGGCACTTGGGGAACTGCAAGAGATGGCACATCTAATACTGTATCATTAGAAGCAGCACAATGGTCATTAAGTTTGTGGGGTGAAGATTTAATAGCTAATAATAGAGATGGGCAAATATATTATTGGGACACTTCTGGTGGTGAGACTACAAGAGCAGAGTTAGTTTCAGGAGAAACTGGTGCTTCAGGAGTTCCGACAAAAGTAAGATGTGTTACTGTATCATTTCCAGATAGACATTTAATAGCAGGTGGTGCAACACCATTAGGCTCTACAACAATTGATCCGATGCTTGTAAGATTTTCTGACCAAGAGGATTTTACAAAATTTACACCTACATCTACAAATACTGCAGGTGATCAAAGATTAGAGGTAGGAACAAAAATAATTACTATGTTGCCTACAAAAGATGAAACTTTTATACAAACTGATGAAGCAGCATATGGTATGACTTTTGTTGGTCCACCATTTACATTTTCTTTTAGATTATTAGCAGTTAATTGTGGTGCTGTGGCAATACATGGATCAGCCAATGTAGATGGCGATGTGTATTGGATAGGCAAAAGTAATTTTTTTGTATATAATGGTGCTGTCCAAGAGTTGCCTTGTTCTGTCCAATATTTTGTATTTGATAGAATGCAACCAGCTTATATCGATAAAACTTATGCAGCACATAATAAAAAATTTAATGAAATATCATGGTTCTATGTAAGTGAGGATAATTCATTAGGAACAGCAAATCCAGAGCCAGACAGCTATGTTACTTATAATTATATGGATAATGCTTGGTCAATAGGTACATTAAGTAGAAATGTATGGCATGATGCTGGTGGATTTAGAAATGTGCCTTTTGCTTTTGATAGTGATGGTAAATTATATAATCATGAAACCGGTACAAGTGACAATGGATCAGCAATGTCTGCACATATAGAAACTGGTGAGGTTGAAATAGATGCAACAGGGAATGCTTTGTTTTTAGTTGATAAGATTATTCCTGATGCGACTATGACATCAGACACTAATTTATATGTTGAGCTAAAAACAAGGAAATATCCTAGAGCAACAGAAATAACAAAAGGACCATTTACAGTCACAGCGACTACAGAAAAAATAAGTACAAGAGCAAAAGGAAGACAACTAGCAGTAAAATTATACAGCACAGGAACTGAAGACGAATGGTCTTTAGGAGATTTTAGAGTTAATGCAGATGCAGATGGATTGAGATGATTAGATTACCTTCACCAACAACTATGGAAAATTATGTGAGATGGGCAAGACAACTCATATCAACTCTTGAGTTACAGCAAAGAACAAATGAGTTAGCAACTTCTTCATCTACAAAAGAAGCAGAGGAAAACGCAGAAGCAAAGAGTTGGTTTAATGGCTAATAATTATAAAAATAGCAAAGTAGATCTGACAACAACAAATGTAACAACATTGTATACAGCCCCAGCTGCAGCTCAAGCTATTGTAAAATCTATATTAGTTTCTAATGATAGTGGCAGTCAAGATACTATAACATTAACAATTACAGATAGTGCAAGTGCAGTTTTTAGTATATATAAAAATGAATCAGTTGGTGCATTAAGCACTGAAGAGCTATTAAGTGGACCATTAGTTCTACAAGAAAATGAAGTTTTAAAAGCAACAGCAGCAACAGCAAACAGATTACATGTTGTTGCTAGTTATATGGAGGCAACAAATGGCTGAAGAAGAAGCACCACAACCAATAGAATATCCATTGTATCAGTTGCAATC